GGCACCCCAAGCCGCCCCGCCCAAGCAGACCCGCTCCAGCAAGGCCCCAGCGCCTGCCAGCGACATGGACCGCATGGCCATCATCAACGCACTGGTCAGTGGCGAAGTGTCCTACGACCCGAACGACGATACGGACGTGCTGGCCGGAGTGCTGCGGGAAAGCTTGCAATCGGCGCTGACCCTGCACGGCGCGGCGTTCAGCGCGGGCGACGACCTCAAGACGCTCTACGCAAAGGTGATGGAGCTTGCCTGATGACCCTTGTCAGTGATCTGATTCAGCAGGCTTACCGGGAGGGGAACATCATCCCGTCCGGAAAGCAGCCGACCACTGACGAGCAGTCAGAAGCTTTGAGCCGCCTTAACTCCCTTATGTCGAGCTTCTTCGGGTTCGGGATGGGCGAGCCACTGGAGGACTGGATTTTTCCGGCACCCCAGCGCACGGCTATCGTGGAGGCAAACTTCCCGCAGCTTCCAGTGGTGAGCGTAACCCCTTACCTGCCCTATGTGATCCCTTACCCACCGAAGAATACGCGGATCGTCTGGGGCGCAGTGACGGGCACGATCTGGTTCCCTGAAAAGCCAAACGATGGAAGCCGCATGGCTTTCGTGCAGGGCTCAGGGGCTGGTGACAATGGCGCCCCAGGGTCCATCCTCACGCTGGACGGCAACGGTCGCTTGATCGACGGGACGCCCACAGTGCAGATTGCCTATGGCGCAGCGGTGCAGCAGTGGCTCTACCGCGCCGATCTGGGCCAGTGGATCACGTTCAAGGCCCTCGCCCTGACGGATGACTGCCCGTTCATGTCGGACTTGGACGATCTGTGGATCGGCCTTCTGGCGATGAGGCTGGCGGGGCGCTATAACAAGCAGCTTAGCCCGGAAACCTTGGCTGCGATCAAGCGGATGCAGGCTGTTGCGCGAGCACGGTTTCACCAGGAAGTTGACACGCAGTATCGCGGTGCTGACATTCCCGTCTCTTGGCAAAGCTATGGCACGTCGTGGGGGTGGTTCCTGTGACGACGTTGCCGCTTGGGGTCTTTGCCTACGCCCGCCAATCGGCGTCAGAGCCGGAGATCAAGCTTATCAACAGGTTTCTGGAGACGAACCCGACGAACCTCGTGAATCAGGTCGCGCTGCTCGCCCGGCCAGCAACGCAGGTGTTCAGCTACGCCTCCGGGACTGTGCCGACAGATGCCCCGCGTGGCCTTTACAGCAAGACCGGCCTGTTCAAGGACGACCTGTTCGCCGTTGTTGGGTCGAACCTGTGGCGGATCAACGCCACGACCGGCAGCGCGTTCCAGATCGGCGGCTCACTCTCAGGCGCTGGGCGTCCCTACGCAACATGGGACAAGGGCATCGGCTACGAGCGCATCTTCTTCTCGGATGGCGTGAAGCTGCAATACTACGCGGGCGGAACTCACGCGACAGGGACGCTGACGCGCTCGGGCACAATCACGAACCAGGTCATCGAGATCGGCGGCCAGTATTACTCGTGGAACTCTCTGGTGAACACCAACAGCCCGGATGGCTCTGCGGCCCACCCGTGGCTGTGCAACCCCGGCACTGACCCGCTTCTGAACATGTCGATCTTGCTGGTCTATGGCGGAACGCCCGGCGTGGACTTCTCGTCCGCGCTGCCCGGCCCCAACAACCAGGTGGCGGCGACGGTCACGGGTGGCCCACCGGCCACGGCGCTTGTCATCACGGCCATTACCGACACGGCGCTGGGCAATGCGATCACGACCAGCGTCTACTCCGGGTCCAGCGTGGCATGGGGTGCTTCGACGTTGACCGGAGGCGGCACAGAGACCTTGGCGCAGATCGTCGTTCCGACCGGCGAGGGAATCGGCGCGCTGGCGACGATCAACCACTTCGTGATGTGCGCAGTCAGCGGGTCGCAGAAAATGTTCTACCTTCGCCCCGGCAGCGTGGTCATGGACGGCTTGGACTTTGCCGAGAAAGAGAACAACCCAGACCCCGTTGTTGACCTCGTGACGGTCGGCGATGTGGTGATGGTGCTGGGCGAGGGCTCGATGGAGACATGGTATGCCACGGGCGACAACAACAACCCCGTCGGCCCCATTGCCGGGCGCGCCGTGGCGCGAGGGGTCATCGCGGGCACGGCGGTGAACGTCAAGGACCAGGTCTTGATGGTGGGCAACGACGGCGTGGTCTACGGCGCCGGGAACCCGGCATACGGTGGTTTGCAGCGCGTGAGCACTCATGGTATTGAAGAGCGGATCAGGCGGCAAATCCGCGCAGAAAAAGGGTTCCCGTAATGGCTCAGCTTGTCGTGGATGGCTTCGCAACCTATGGCTTCGGTCCGACTTCGGTTGGAACTTCCATCTACCCGAACACTCCAACCGCAGTCGGCACGGCCATGCTGTCCGGGGTCTGGGCACAGATCGGCACAAGCTGCGCCCCTGGTGGCACGACGCTGCCCGAGCCCGCAATTTCCACGCTGCCTTGGGCACCGGCTGATACCGACCTTTATCTGTCGCGCTGCACGGCGACGTATAACTCGGGCGAGAGCAGCTATGTGAACTCGTCCTGCTTTCGGCGTGTGCTGCCGGTCACGGCTGACCCGGTCATCCTGTCGATGTATTACGCGATCAGTTACCTGCCCCCGCAGGAGGCCGTCATTGTCGGCTTTGCGGATTCCTCCAACACCGTCGCCGCGTGGCTGTTTCTGACCGCCTCTGGCGGCTTGCAGCTTCGGGACGCCACGGGCACTTCGATTCTGACTCAGACGAGCGGCCCGGTTCTCGTCGCCGAACAGGCCTATCATCTGGAGATGAAGTTCTCTCCCACAGCCGGGACGTTCACGCTCAATGTCAACGAGGTGGCAGCGATCACGGCAACGGGGCTTGGTGTTCTCAGCACCAACCCCACCGCACAGCTTCGGTTCTTCCCCTGCAAGTTCGAAGCCAACGTGTTCCGGCCCCAGCAGTATCTTGGCAACCTGATCATCCGCGACACGACGGGCACCTACAACAAGGCGATCACGGGCGACCGTCGCGTGGCAACACTTATGGTCAACGCGGATGACCCGGCGCACCAGAACTGGGTCAACCACCCGATCAAGAAGTTCGGCGCTGGACTTCTGAACCTCACGAAGGGATACTCTTATCTCGAATGCACTGAGCGGGTCGCGAACAGCTTCAAGATCGGAGCCAGTGACTACACGCTGGAGGGCCAAGTGCGCTTCTCCGCGCTCCCATCCGGCACGGCATTCAACCCGATCTTCGCCTCGTGGCAGCAAACCTCGTCCTACGCCAACGGGGACTGGCTATTTGCCCTTGGCAGCCAAAGCCTGAACAACGGGCAATTGTTCCTGAAAGCTTCGCCGGACGGCACCTACGCCAATGCCCAGACAATCTGGACTTACCCTTGGGCCCCGGTTCTTGACACCTGGTATCACATCGCGCTTTGCCGCAGCGGCGGTGTTGTCGCGGTCTACATCGACGGCCAGCAGCTTGGCCCCGTCGCTACCGACGTGATGACCTACGGCTACACCAAGAAGGAAGGCTACCTTGGCAGTGTCGATCCGAGCGGAGGAGTCCTCGTTTCTGCGTCTTACCTTTGGATAGACGACATTCGATGGACCCTGGGGGCTTGCCGCTACACGTCGAACTTCGCCAAGCCGACTGCCGCGCTTCCCATCGGCTCGGGGTCTGATCCGTTGTGGTCGAACGTCGCGCTCCGGCTCACCTTCGATGACCAGACGACCACGGACTACTCGCAGTTTGTGCACCTTTGCGTCTTGCAAGCCCAAGCAACCACGGTCGCGGTGACAGACGGGGACTACAACTTCCAGTCGATGGACAACGTGCCGCCGAACGACCAGGTTTTCCTCTCCGCCGACTTCGTGGCCGCGCAGGCCAACCTCTCGTTCTCCAGCATCCCGGTGAACGGTGACACCGTGACCGTGGCGACCAAGGACGGGGTGACAGCGGCGGTCTACACGTGGAAACCCACGCTGGCCTCGGCCTATGACGTGCTGATCGGCGCAACCCTCACGGATTGCGCGGCGAACCTGACGAACGCAATCAACGGCGGCGTTGGCGTCGGCATTACCTACGGGACCGGCACCGTGGCTAACTACAACGTGGTGGCCTATGCCAACCCCGGCCCGATCATGAACGTTGTGGCCAACGCTGCCGGGACGGTCGGGAACTCGCTGGCTTCCACGCGCACCGGCACCGCGACCGCTTGGGACAGTGCACATCTCTACGGTGGCGTTGACATCCCCGCCTACAGCCAGTTTGGCTACCAGCGCCTGCCGTCCAATGCTACCCTCGTCGACAGCGTGACCATTGCGACGCGCATGTGGAAAACCGACGCGGGCACGGCGACCGTGGTCAACTCGCTGCGCGGTCGGCTGGGTGGCCTCAACACCGGTGCAACCCACACGGTCAGCACGGCCCCGACTGTCTATCTTGATACGTTCGAAGTGGACCCGGATAGCCCGGCCAATCCGCTGTCACCGGCAGTCATCACACAGGCCATGCTGCGCATCAACCGCACATCGTGAGGTGAGACATGGGCAATCTTCACTCCACGCAGGTAGCCCTTCTGACGGTCTACACGCCCGACGTGAACGGCACCCTCATGCGCGGCTCCCAGAGCGCGCTGCTGGCCCCCTATAGCCCTCCGCTGGCCAAAGGGTTCAACATGGGCCAGGCCGCCGCGCTGGTGGCCTACGCGCCCCCGCAGTCGCGCGACGTGAACGCCTCGCAGTCATGGGTCATGGCCCCCTACGTCACCAGCAACGGCGGTTCTCCGAAGCCCTCCCAAGCGGCGATCATGGCTGTCTGGGCCAACTTCGTCCCGACCGAGACGCGCAGCCGGGCGTGGAGCTTCACGCTCGACGGCCACACGTTCTATGTCCTCGACCTTGGAGCCCAGGGAACCTTCGCCTACGACCTCGCCACTCAGCAATGGTGCCAGTTCCAGACAACCGGTTTCACTGGCTGGAACATGCGCAACGGGACACAGTTCGCCAACTCCCGGATTGCCGGGGCGGACTCGGGAAGTGGGTTCATCTGGGAGCTTGTGCCCGATGCGCTGCTGGACGAAGGGTTCCGCGACGTGCAGCACTACGCCACCGGCGGCTTGCCAACCCGCTCGCGCACCTATCTCTCCTGTGACTCTGTGCGTGTGATCGCCTCGGTTGGCGCGCTGACCGATACCAGCGGGGCCACGATCAACCTGCGGTTCAGTGATGACCAGGGGCAGTCGTGGTCAGACTACTTCTCCGTCACTCTGACAGAGGGGGCTAACTCTGCCGAGGTTTCTTTCCGGTCTCTTGGCAGCTTCATGTCTCCCGGCCGTGTGTTTGAACTGAGCGACAGCGGCGGCCCGATCCGCATCGACGGCGCGGACGCTTTCGTTGACGGCTACGACGACGCACAAGCAGGGCCGGGCTGATGGCACAGGCACCCCTCGCCTACAACGTCCCCATCGTGAATGAGGATGGCACCCCGTCCGCCGAGTTTCTGCGCAAGTGGCAGGAGCAGATCAACGTCAACGCCACGATCCCGGCGCTATCCACCAGCACGGCGGTCAGTGCGGTCCTTGACCTGGTCACGTCCACACCGGGATCGCTGCTGCTGCGCACCTCGGTCGCATGGGGTGGCCTTGCCTCGCCTTCGGATGCAACCCGGTTCCTGAACGGCGCGGCCAGCCCGTCTTTTGCACAGGTCAAGGATACTGACCTATTTTTCGCCGACAACACGACCAACAACGTCAGCGCGGCCAAGCATGGCTTCGTTCCAAAAGCCCCCGCCGTGGCTACGCAGTATCTTGACGGCACAGGGGCTTGGTCCACCCCAGCAGGGGGTGGATCAGGCACATTGTTCGGGCAACCTCAAACGGGAACAATGCAAACTCTCGCGGGGTCGTTTTGCGGGATCGGCAACGCTTTCTACACCCCGAACTCGTTTAAGCTCTATGGGATTTTTGCTACCGCGAGAATTTCAGGAGGAGCGCATACCTTTCGTGCATACCTTGTTACGGGGTCCGGGTTCGGCGCAACGACGATAACTGCTTCGTCGGTAACCCAAGTAGGCCCCGACTTTGTAACGCCAAGCCTTATTAACAGTACTTGGTACGGGCTTAACTTCATCCCCGCAAGTGCAGTATCTTTGTCCGCAGGCTCCTACATGCTTCTCGTGGTCGATGTGTCTTTGGCGTCCGGGACTACCTCTTGTGGTATTCTCAACAACGGGGTTTTGACTTGCGCGCTTAACGGGGGCTACTGGTACGGCTCTTATTCATGCACGACGCTGACCCCAACTATCGGAACAACCTTCTCGTCTAACACATCAAATCACAACATTTGGCTTCTTGGGTCCATATGAGCAACAAAGCCGCCTACCTGAATGAGATCGCGAATAGCCCGGAGGTGCTGCGCTACGTCGCCCCCGGCTACGCATCTGTGGACATGTCGGGGTTCTTTGAGTCCCCCGGAAACGTGATGGTCTCGGCAAATGGCGGCTGCGTTCTCTTCGCGGATCGCGGGGAGGGGGTCTACGAAGGCCACTACCTGCTGACCTATGCCCTGCGCGGGGCCAAGGCCATGCGCTTCTTGCGCGCCGCGCTCGACTTCGCCTTTACGGTTCGTGGTGCATCGGCTATCGTAGGGGATACACCTCTCGACAATCGGGCAGCGCGAGCAGTCACACGCGCCCTTGGGTTCCTCCCCGTTGGCGAAAGAGTTGATACCTCGGGCCGCTACTGCGTGTCCTACCGGATGGAGAGAAGCAGATGGGCGCAGTTATCGGTGGGTTCCTTGGGGGTGTCGGCAGCGTCATGGCCGCGAACAAGCAAGCCAGCGCACAGCGATACGCAGCCGATCAGGCCAGACAGACTGCACTGACCGGCTACAACTACCTGACCACCGGGGCGGGCAGCGACTATGCCAAACAGTTGATGGACACCGGGCAGCAGGCCAACTCAGCCCAAGGCGCGCTTCTCGGACTCGGTGGCAACACGCCTCAAGCAACGGGTGCATTCAATAGATACCTCGGCAGCACCGGCTATCTGTTCCAGCTTGGGCAGGGGCAGAATGCGGTGAACAGCAACGCGGCGGCGGCTGGGATGCTCAACAGCGGTGGAACACTCAAATCGCTCCAGCAATATGGGCAAGGCCTCGCGGGCAACTACTTCAACACCTACCTCGGCCAGCTTGGAGGCTTGTCTGGTGCGGGGCAGCAAACGCTGAACACCATCGGCAGCGCGGGCACGAACGGCGGCGCAGCAGGTGCGGGTGTGGTCGGCACCAACCTGGGCAATGCAGCGAATGCGTCTGCTTCCGGCATTCAGTCCGGGTTCAACTCGCTAGGCCAAGCAGTAGGTACGCTGTACAACCAGCGCAACGTCACCTCAACAAAGGGTAGCTGATCAGCATGGTCGAGTTTTCGGTAAACCAGAACGCCTTCGCTGATAACTTCAACACGGTAAACCAGCTTACCGCGCGCCAAGCCCTCATGTCCCAATACGGCCCCGCGGCAGGCGACCCGACCCAGACCCAAGGCGTCCTTGCCAACCAGCAAGCGCTGGTGATGAATCCGCTTCTAGTGCAGCAGCAGGGCTTGGTGAACACCAACCTTGGACTGAAAAACCAACTTGACCAAGGGATGATCGCTCCGACCGTCCAAACGGCCTATGGCAACGCGGGCGCGGCGACGGCTGCGGGGCAGACCGCGCTCAGCACGATGCCCTCTGGCATCTCCTCAAAAAACGCCGCGAATTACGCTGCACAGTATGCCTCCATGCTGGGGACAGGGACTGCCAAATCTGCGGCTGGCGCGGCTTTTCTCGATCTGGTCTATCAGGGGGTTCCCCCGGACGAGGCGGCGCGCAGGGCTGGCATTCAGTCAGGCCAAGACCCGAACGCGATCAAAACCGAATTTGGCGGTCTTGTCGGCCAACCCGGCTCGGCTGTCAGAAACACGACCCAAGCCCTCAAGTATGCCAACCTTCCGCTGCCGGATCAGGCGAATACGACCGTGGCCCTTGCCGGGGTTCCTCGCATCGCCACAGACGCGGCGGCAGCGATTTCCGGGACTGGGCAAACCTCGGCCAGCGCAGCGTCCGGCTACCAGTCGGCGGCAGCGGCTCGGCAAGCCTTGCAGTCCCTGACCACGACGGGAATCGACCAGATGCTCCCGGTCATCGACGCCATGCCAAACAACATCGCGTTCAACGACATTCTGACGCGGATGGGCGGGGCTGGGAAAGTCGTCCAAGGCTATATGGGTGCGCTCGTCCCGGAGCTTCAGGGATTGGCGGCGTCGGGGGGTATGTCTCCAGCCCTTTCCAGCCAGATCAATGGGATTTCCACAGCCCTTGGCAGCGGCAACAAGGAGCAGATCAAGAACGCACTGTTGCAGTTCAAAAGCCTTGGCCCCACACTCGATTCTGTCTTGTCGAACCAGCAGAAAGCGGCTCAGTTCACTGCGTCCACAACCAACCCGAACGCGGTCATGGGGACCGCGAACAGCCTGACCGGGGCAGTCCTTGGCACGACAGGCACTGCGGCACAGCAGCCCGGCCAGCCCACCGCGCCGCTCCCGCCCCAGCAGTGGGGGTTTACCAAGGCCCCGGATGGGTCAACCGTAAGCCTCAGCGCGCTCGGCTCCGCGATCAAGACAATGGAGACCGGCAGCCCGCAGGGGGACTACAACAACGTGAACTCCATCGGGGCTCACGGGGCCGGTCAGGTCATGTACTTCAACATTCCGGCGTGGACGAAGCAGTACTACGGACAAACGCTCACCCCTGAGCAGTTCCTTGCGAACCCGAGGGCACAGGACACCGTGCTGCAGGGGTTCTTGTCCGACAGGGTTCCGAAAGTCGGGCTACAGGGCGCAGCCGGGGAATGGTTTGCAGGGACAGACTGGGCGGACAAAGCCCGGAGAGGCATCACGGACCATCACTCAACCATTCCGAACTACATTTCCACGGTTCTTGGGCACTACAGAGACTACCTCGGCGTAGAGCAGCAAGCCGGGTTTGGACAAGCACCCCCGCAGGCCATAGCCCCTCAAGGCCAGCAGGCCGCAGCCCCTCAAGGCCAGCAGGCCGCAGCCCCTCAAGGCCAGCAGGCCGCAGCCCCTGATCCGGCGGTTGCCCAGATGGTGGCACAGGCGAAATCCCAAGGGCGAGATCCCGCTGCAATCGCGGCTGCACTGAAAGCAGACGGGCAAAACCCGTCCCTCTACGGGTTCTGACATGGCAAGCGCGCTCGAAGCCCTCCTCGCATCCCCCACCGGGCAAGCCCCAGCCCAGCCTGCACCGCAAAGCGCGCTGGCTGCCCTATTGGCGTCGCCCCAAGGCCCCGCGCAGCAGCCCCAGAATTACGTCGCACAGGGCATCCCTGATCTTGGGGCGCCCCAAGCCCCGGCGCAGCCGCAAGCGGCTCCAGCGGCTGCCCCAGCGCCACAGGGGGACGGCTACCTTGTCCACGTCGATCCGAACAGCTTCGGGGGCCAGCTTGCAGCGGCGCTGGGAAGCTACGCCAACAGCGCCACTTTGGGCTTCGGCGCGGACGTCGGCCCCGCCGTGCGCTATGCCGCTGGAAAGCTGATCCCCGGTATCCCGCAGCAGACCTGGCAACAGGCCAAGGACGCGATGGCGCAGAGCGAGGCGAACCACGCCGCCTTTGTCCAAGCCAACCCGATCACCTCCGCCCTCGCAGGGGGCGCCGGGATGGTCAGTGGCGGCGTTGGGCTGGCACGTGGCATCGGGGCAGGGGCTGCGGCGCTGGAAGGAGTTCCCGTGGCTGGCAAGGCCGCTCAGGCGGCCAACTACCTGTTCGGCACCGGCCCCGGCGCAGAAACCATGTTGGGCACGGTGGGGCGTGGCGCTCTTAGCGGCGGCACGGCTGGTGTGATCGCGGACCAATACAACAACGGCCTCGGCGTGACCGGAAACACCGTTACCTCGGCGGCGCTGGGCGCGGGTCTTGGTGGTGTGGCGGCTCCGGTCGCGATGGCCGCCGCAGCGCACCTGCCCGGCGTTGGACATATCATGGACAAGCTGATGAACAGCCCGGCTGCCCAGAAGCCGGTCAGCGAGTTGCTGCAAGACCCCGCGAGCGTGAAGGCCATTGGCGCGCTGCTACCACACATCGGCATGACCCCCGAGGACTTGGCCGCTCAGGCTGCCATGCTCCACGCTCAGTCTGGCGCGTCGCCCACACTGGCGCAGGTGCTGGACGCGCAGTCTCGCGCGAACATCATGGCAAACGTGGTGAAGCCCAGCCCAGAGATGACAGCGCAGCTTGGCCAGGCGGCACAACAGAACGTGCAGGCTCTGCCGAACGATGTGGCCGGGACGATCAGCGCTGCGCGTCCCGTGACCCCGCTGACCCCGGTTGCCAACACTCCGGGCGACGTGGTGCCGGGGATGCCTGCGATCCAGAACCCGGAAGCAGTCAACAAGGCTGCCAGCGCGAACATGACCGCTGCCCGAGAAGCTGCGGCCAATGCCGGGGCTGACTGGAAGAAAACGCCTGTCACCCTGACCCCTGAAAATCTGGACTATCTGCAAAGCCCTGTGATGCAGCAAGCCATTCGGAAGGTGACTGCCGAATCCGCAACAAGTGGCATGGACTCCCTGGCCTCGCGCGCGGCGGGGGCTGCGCAAGACCTGGCAGCCGGGCAGCCCTCCAATGCCTTGACTGTGCATGACATGGACGCTCTGCGCCGTGTCCTCTCCGACCGGGCGTTCACACTGGAAACCAAGGGGGTCAGTAGCCCGGTGGACACCGCCGCCGTGCGCGACATGACCGCCCAGCTTGCCACAGCCGCTTCCCCCAGCTATGCAGCGGGGCTGCAAGCTATTGCCGTCGCCAAGACCTACGCCGACGGCGTGGAGCAAGGCATCGCAGGCAACCCCGTAGGCTTTGCCAACCTCAAGCCCGAGGGGCAGGCAGGGTTCCAGTCCGGAGTGGTCTCGGGACTGGCCCAACAAGCCGCACAGAACCCGCAGGCAGCGATGGGCGTCGCCAATGACCTGACGCAGAGCGGCCAGCCCCAGCGCTTGCTGAGCATGGCTGTCGGGCCCCAGCAGGCCGCGCAGGTCACGAACCAGATCGGGGCACGGGCGGGCGAGGCTCAAGCCCTTGGCAGCCTTGTGCCCCCGGTCAGCGCGAAAACGACGGATCAAATCTCCAAAGGCCAGATCATCAGCGCCGCCGCTGACGCCGCAACTGGCATGTATCGCCTCGTCGTCAGCCACACGATCCGCGCGCTTCAAGGCCATTTGAACGCCAATGGGCTGACCCCGGAGTCCTCGGCGGCGCTGGTCAAGATGCTTACCTCTGGTAGTCCGCAAGTAGTCAACGCCGTGACCGAAGCGATCAATCGCTCCAACCTGACCGCAGAGGCACGGGCAGGGTTGCTGCGTGGGGTGCAGGCCAGCCTGAGCGGTCAATATGGTGGACAACTTGGCACACCCCAACTCGGAGGAGCCCCGCAATGATCCGCCCGGTAGCCGTTGACACCCCCACAAAACCTGTCCAAATGGATATGCCGGGGCACAACCATAGCATGAAGTTGAGCATGGCAGACGAGCAGAGGCTAGGGCGTATCGAGGAGAAAGTGGACAAGATCGGGGAAATCCTCGTCGCTATGGCGCGGCTGGAATCCCGGTCCATCGCGGCCTCCGAGCGCATGGAAGAACTGAGAAACCTCGCGGATGGCGCAGGTAACCGCATGGGGGCCTTGGAGGCCCGCGTGAACAGCCTTGAGCGCAGCGAGGTGGCAAGTCAGCTTGTTGTCTATTGGTGGAACCGCGTCCTTATCGCCGGGCTCGCCATCGTGTCGAGTGTCGCCGCCGCCGCGATCATATCCGGGTGGGTGAACAGGTGACGCTGCGCGCCCAAGCCCGCTACTACATCAAGCCGCGCTCGCTGGCCTTTGGCGTCGGGGCACTCAAGATCGTGGCGGGGCTGGTGATGATGGGGGCAGCACTCCTGCCGCCGCTCGACGCCGCGTCCACGCTGCTGGCAGGCTGGTTTGGCAGCGCACCCTTCGACGTGCTGCTGACAGGAATCGAGATCGTGTCGTTCCGCGCTGCCATCGGGGGAAAGGTGCCGACATGGCTGTAACCAAAAAGCAGGCGGCAGGCTCCGTCATCGGGGGCGTAGCCGTCGCGGCTCTTGTCGTCTGGCAGACCGGCTACACCGGGGCAAACGAGGGACTGCGACTGGCTGCCTATCGCGACTCGACCGGGGTGCCTACGATCTGTGTCGGCCACACCGGCCCCGACGTGCAGATGGGCATGACCTGGACGAAAGCGCAGTGTGACGCGGTGTTCGCCGCCGATCTGCACGACAAGGTGGACGTGCCACTGTCCGCTTGTGTCAAGCCGCCCAAGCCCCTCGGGCCGTCGCTCGTTGTGGCCCTGCGCGACTTCACGTTCAACGTCGGTCCCGGCGCGGCTTGCTCCTCCACGCTCATTCGCCTGATCAACGAAGGCCGCACCGCCGAGGCCTGTGACCAGTTCCCCCGGTGGGCCTACGCGCGCGGTATCCTGCTGCGCGGGCTTGCCATCCGCCGCGCCTCGGAGCGCCAGCTTTGTCTGCAATCCCTCAAGGAGGTCCAATGATGCTCGCCAGCACATACCTTTCCACCTACTTCGATGCCGTGATCGACACCGGCGTGACGCTCACCCAGGAGCACATGCGCGCCATTGTCGAGCGCGTCAAAGCCCTTGAGGCCCCCGAGCGCATGATCGCCGCCGCTTCGGCTCCGCCGACCTTCCGTGCGTTCCAGACCACGGCCCCACTGGCAGGGCCCGCTATCCCTTTCGCGGGCTGACTCCGGTGCTGGGCGTCCTCGGGGTCAGCGGGCTTCTGCGAACCGTCGCGGCCTGCGCGCTGATCGGGGCCGCATCCTTCGTCGGGGGCTGGCTCTACCGCGCCCACTTCGACGCTCAGGCAACGGCGGCGGCTCTGGCCGCTGCGAACGCGCGCACCGCAGCCGCCGTGGCACAATGGCGCGCAGCCGCTGACCGGGCCGAAAGCGCCTATCTTGCACAGAAGGACCAAGCCGATGCGGCGACCGCTGCCCTGCAAGCCCAGATCGACGCCCAACAGGGGGGCAATGCCCCTCTCAGCCCTTACCTGTCTCATGCTGCTCGCCTCGTGTTCCCAGCCCACGGCACAGGTGTTCCTGCACCCTGACGTGCCACCTGCCCTGCTGCGCGGCTGCGCGGGCTGGAGCGGGCCTACCCCCACCACGGAGGCGCAGCTTGCTTCGGCCCTCCTGGCGGAAAAGCGGGGGCGGCAGTGTGAGGCCATCCGCGCCTCGGCGCTGATTGACGTGATCCAAGCCCCGTAGTAGGGTTTTGCAACTTATCAGGAGGCAGACATGCCGAACGTATCCCTTAGCGCAGGCGCTTCCGGCAATACCGGAGTCCTTGCTTCCGACAGTGTGTTCTTCCCGGCCTCCGGGGTTGTCTATCTCAGCACGGACAACACGGCCTTCATCCCCTTCTCCAACAACGAGAAGGTCATCATCTCCGCAGGCCTGACGGTGTACTACAAGAACACCAGCATCTACCCAGTAGAACTCAGGTACTTCGCAATCTGATGAGCATCACGGCGAAAACCAAGAACAGGCAGTTCAGCACTCGCCTCAGGGGCAAGAAGAAAAGCACTTCGTCCAGCCCATTCCCGTTCGTGTTCACTGTCGCCGTAACCGCCGGAAGCCTGTCCTTCACGATCCCCTGCCAGAACGTCGGGGTGTTCAACGCGCAGATCGACTGGGGGGACGGTAGCGCCATATCTACCGTAACCACCTACAACAGCGCCAATCTGGCCCATACCTATGCGGCTGCGGGATCATACACGATCAAGGTTCGTGGGACTTTCCCCAACATCTACTTCAACAACGTGGGCGACAAGCTCAAGGTTACCAGCGTTACCCAGCTTGGCATTGTTGGGTGGACACGCCTTAACAACGCCTTTTATGGCTGCTCGAACATGACCTCGTTTGCAGCCGGGGCGACGAACACCTCCGCCGTTACCACGATGGCGTTCATGTTCAGCGGCTGCTCTGCCCTGACCAGCCTGAACGTCTCGTCGTTCAACACCTCCGCCGTAACCTCGATGTACGTCATGTTCAGCAACTGCATTGCCCTGACTAACTTGGACGTCTCGTCGTTCAACACCGCCGCCGTTACCACGATGGCGTATATGTTCAGCGGCTGCTCTGCCCTTACCAGCCTTAACGTCTCGTCGCTCAACACCGCTGCCGTGACCACGATGGCGTATATGTTCGGAAGCTGCTCTGCCCTGACCAGCTTGAACGTATCGTCGTTCAACACCGCCGCCGTGACCACGATGCAGAACATGTTCAACAACTGTTTTGCCTTGGTAAATCTGAACGTCTCGTCGTTCAACCTCTCGCACCTGAACATCTCGACCGCGCTGACCAATTTCGCGACTGGCTCGAAGATGACTACGACGCAGTATGACGCGACCCTGATCAACTGGAACGCCCAGACGCCCTTTGCCGGGCTGTCCCCGAACTTCGGGCTTGCCAAGTACAGCACGGCCTCGGCAGCGGCGCGGGCCAATCTGATTTCCGCGCGGTCGTGGGTGATCACGGATGGAGGCCCGGCATGACGCTCATCCAGAAACCCACAGGGTTCTACATCATCGGGGATCAGCCGGTTATCACCAGCTTGGGCCAGACCACGACGTTTGAAGACTCCACCCCCGCGCAGAGCTTCCCGGACGCGGCGTCGATGTGGTCCGCCTACGCCGCGCAGTTCCCGGCAGCCTATGCGGCGCTGCAAGCCGATCAGCCCGCAGCGCCATAGTCCTCAGGCACACTTGCTGTAGCCGCAGTCCGGGCAGGTCAGGCACCCGCTCTCGTTGCGCATGTTGTGCCCTCCACAGGCCGGGCAGGCCGGGCCGGGTTGCTCGGAGGGAGCCTCAGTCCGCTCGGAGGGAGCCTCGGGCAGCGGCGCGGGCATTGGCTCCGCAAGGCCCATGTGCTCCTTGAGGATACGGCCAATCGCGGCCACCTCGGACGGCACATACCCTCCATCCATCCACGCACCGCCCATCGGGTCCGCGATCTGGGTCAACTCCTCGGCCACGAAGGACACGTCGCCGCCGCGCCGGAACACCGCCGAGATCATGCGGGTCAGCGCCATCGTCCACGCCTGGTGTTCCACGCCCTTGCTGGAGAGGAACACCTCGTAGGGGCGACGCTGGCCGTCTTTCTCCATGTCTGTTACGGTGATATAGGAGGCATGGGGTGCCGCGCCGAACCGCAGCTTATAGGTCTTGCCACTCAGCACCCTCGGTCGCTCACTCAGCGGGCCGCTGGGGGGCATATCTCCCTCGGCGGCTGCATCGGTAGCCCCTACAGCAGGAGCGCCCTCCTTGGCCTTCTCCGTTACGCTCAGGACCGAGCCTGTCACGTCGTTGGGGCGGTAGGCCGTGCAGCCCTTGCACCCCAGCCGCCACGCCTCCGTGTAGACATGCGCGAAGTCCTCGAAGCTGATCGACGCGGGCAGGTTGATCGTCTTGCTTACCGCACTGTCCACATGCCGCTGCGCAGCCGCTTGCATCGCCAGATGTGCCTCGGGCTTCAGGTCTTGCGCGGTTACGAAGTAAGCGGGCAGCGGCTGGCCGGGGAACATCTGCCGATAGAGCCTGACCGCGTAATCCTCGACCAACTCGGTCACCTTGGACCCGTCCGCCTGCGTCACCTTACGCTCATAGTCCAAGGCAAAGATGGGCTCGATCCCGCTGGACACGTTGCCAGCAAGCAGGCTGATCGTCCCCGTGGGCGCGATGGACAGGAGATGCGAGTTGCGCCGGGGCGCGGAGCGCTTGCCCGCGTAGGCCTTGGACAGGTCGGCGGCTACGCTGGGGTAGAAGTTCGGGAAATGCCCGCGCTTCGTAGCCATGCGCTCCGACTCGGAGTAGGCTTCCTCCGAAATTGCGGCCATGATCTCTGAGAGCCAACTCTGTGCTTCCTTGGACCCATAGGTGAGCCCGTACATGGCAAGAGCGTCGGCAACTCCGGTGACGCCTAGCCCGATCCGCCGGTTAGCCTGAGCCGCCGCAGCCTGCTCCGGCAGCGGAAACCCGGACACGTCGTTCACCGCGTCCAGCATCTGCACTGCAAGCCGGGTGCTACTCCGAACCTGGCTGGCGCTAATGAGCTTATTTCCCGTGAATGGGTGCTCAATGAACCGCGCAAGGTTCAGCGATCCGAGGACACAGGCCCCGTAGGGTCCGAGGGGCTGCTCCCCGCACGGATTCGTGGCCGCGATCTCCTCGATCCCTCGCAGGTTGTTGCCCTCGTTGATGCGGTCGATGAACAGCACCCCTGGCTCCGCGCAGTCATAGGCCGCTCGCATGATGCGGTCCCACAATGCCTTGGCCTGCACCGTCTTGTAGACCTCACCATTGAACACCAGAGGCCACTCGGCGTCCTCCTCCACGGCGAGCATGAACGCATCTGTCACGGCTACGGAGACGTTGAAGTTGCGCAGCCGTGTCCGGTCCCGCTTGGCGTCGATGAAGGCCTCGATGTCCGGGTGGTCACAGCGCAAGACGCCCATCATGGCCCCGCGCCGCGCCCCCGCCGACATGATCGTGCGGCACATGGCGTCCCAAGTGTCCATGAACGGCAAAGGTCCGCTGGCCCGCGCGCCAACCCCTTTGACCCGGGCTCCCTTGGGGCGCAGGGTGGAGAAGTCCATCCCAATGCCGCCGCCCTGCTGCATGGTCAGCGCAGCCTCCTTGAGCCTATCGAAGATGCCGCCCATGGCGTCGGGGATGGTGCCCGAGACGAAACAGTTGACCAGTGTCACCCGCCGACCAGTCCCGGCCCCGCTGATGATCCGACCTGCGGGCAGGAAGCGCCCGGAGTTCATTTCCTCAAAGAACGCGGACTGCCGGTTCGTGTTGCCCTGCGCCAGCGCCTTGGCGACACGGTGCCAAGTGTCCTGCATCGTCAGGTCGCCCACCCCCTCTTCGGGCGCGAAGCGATATTTCATGTCCCAGATGGCCTTACTGATTTCTGGCAGGTCTCTCATGCTCACTCCTCCGACACGAAGGCGTGGATTTCCCGCGCCAGCTTGACCACCTCGGCCACCGATACCTTGCCGTCCTCGACCGCGCTAAGCGCCATGTGCATCGCGTCGATGCGGCTTAGCGCCGAGGTTGCGATGGCTTTGTAGGCGCGGGCGACCTCCGCAGGTTCAGCATAAACCTCGGCGGCCTTCGGAGCCTCCGCGACCTTTGGAGCCTCGGCAATGGGTTCGGCAGCCTTGCGCGGGCGACCCCGCGTCGGTGTGGCCTTCACCGGCTCGGCAGGCTCCTCGATCCCGGTCGGGTTACTGGACGCGGCCTTGATCTGATTGGCGAGCGCAGCAAAGCGGTTCTTGACCTCGTCGGGCAGCGGGGCCGTCTCCTCTACCACTTCCGCATCCTCCACCGGCGCGCTGATCCGCTCGGCAATCTTCTCACGCTGGGCCGTCGTATCCGGCGCGGCAGGGGCCACAGCGCCCCAGCCCTTCGGCTTGGCCTTGGCGGCCACGGGCGCGGCTTCCTCAGCCTCCACAGGGGCCATAGCGCCCCAGCCCTTCGGCTTGACCTTGGCGGCCACGGGCGCGGCTTCCTCAGCCTCCACAGGGGCCACAGCGCCCCAGCCCTTCGGCTTCGCGCCCCACGTCCCGGCAGTCGGTAGTTTGTCGTTCGGCATCGTCGTCTCCATGTTTGGCGCGAAGTCGCGCAGGATCAGTTTATTAAGGGTTTGCAGAAGCCGGGACTGACCGGCGTCCTTCTCGCGCTGGGCTTCCAGCTTGTCCTCGTCGATGGTCCCCTCCACCAACAGGATATGGTTCCAGATTTGCTGGGCTTCGTTGCCCGAGCGTCGCACACGGCGCAGGAACTGGTCGTAAAGCTCCCAGTCCCACGTCACGCTGAAATAGCAGACATGCTGGGCGTTGCCCTCCTGGAGGTTCAAGCCATGGCCAGCCGAGTTGTGAACGATGAACACCTCTCCGTCCGCGTTCCTGACGGCGAAGCGATGGCGCAGCCCACAGTCTACGAGATCAAAGACCGGGATTTCCTGCCGCGAGGGTAGGTCGACTTCAAGTAAGCCAAGATTGCCGCGTCCCCGGTCGGGTGCTTCTGCAAGTAGGGTGTTATGGCCCCCCGGCTCACGCCAGTCGCACGACAAAACTCGGCGAGGTGCATCTGCCGACCCCGAAACAAGACAAAGTGCGTCGTCCGCTTGTTCGCTTGCTGCTCCGCATTGGTAGCCCACCGGCAGTTGGACTTCCTGTAGCCAGCGTTCACCTGAACGCGCTCTAGCGTCAGGCCGTCCGAGTAGCCCTCGCGCATGTCGGCCCAGAACCCTGTAAAGCTTCGCCAGCGCGGATCGAGTGTAATACCACGGCCGCCATAGTATGCCCAACTCGGGGAGTCCGGGTTCGTCGTCCGGTCCACCATGCCGCGCCATATGCGATAGGGCCGTTTCCCGGTCATGTGGTGCATGTCCTGATCGCGGCAGGCAGGGCACTCTCGGCCCTCCCGATTTGCGCGGCGCATGTTCTGCTCCGTGATAGCCCTCTCCACCCCGCACCGACAGCAACGTGCCAAGACGAGGGTCATTTCCCGTGTAGGTGTAACGCGCGGCTGCGCGATCCTCTGGACAATCTGATACATGCTGTGCCTCCCTCCACACGCCGCCTACAAACACCTTGTGATCCGGGGTAAGCGTAATGCCGAACTTGGTAATCACCGGGCGAATACCCGACAACTGGCAGCCCGAATGGCTGACAAACTCCACCCCGTCAAACACACGCTCGTGTGCCCCAACCGTGATCAGTCTGACCCAGCCGCGATATTCAGTCAATACTAAAGTATCCGGGTGCAGGCAGGCGGGATGCGCACACAGCAGCGGCAACTCGTTGCGGTTCCACGCCCCGATCCACTCGGTTTCCTGTGCCTTACTAGTTCCCTTGCCAAGCCACGGCACCACGCCCCCAGGCATCCGCTTGCCAAACCTCTCCTGGATGCGGGCAAGGTCGTGATTGAACTCATAGGCCACCAGCAGCGGCGCGCCATCAAGTTCCTCCAGCAACTCGTCCAGCACGTCCAGCTTGTCATCGTGCAGGTGGATCACGGACGCCTCGCCCTCGGAGTA